GCGGGGGCGGGGGTGAGAGCCCCCGGGTAGGGCCGGCCGACAGCCAAAATGATGGCGGAGGGGCCACAAGAAATTTTTTGCGATCCAACAGCTAACAGCAATTGCTGCTGCGCAAGAAATTTTTGTGTTTCGACAGCTAGTAGCTGTTTTTGTTGCGGCAAGAAATTTTTTGCTGCCCGACAGCTAACAGCAATTGCTGCTGCGCAAGAAATTTTTTGTTGCCCGACAGTTCGTAACAACATCTGTTGCTACACGGATGTCGCTACCCCCGCGCCACGAACCACGATACACTCGCGCGCATGAAGTCCCTGCCTTTCACCCCGCGGACACTGGTCGCGTCGGAGGCGCGCCTGGAGCGCATCTACGAGGCCGCCAAAAATGGCTTGCGCGGCGAGAATCTGGCCCTTGCGGCAAACATGTTGCCCGTCGAGTACGAGCGCCTGAAGGCCATGGACCCGATCGTGGAGATGGCCGAACTCAAGGGGCGGGCTGACATGGAGGCTGAAATGGCGGGCGTGCTCATCGCGGGCGCCCGCAGCGGCGACATCAAGGCCGCGCAGTTCCTGCTGACCCACCGTGCCGATTGGGTCGCCAAGCAGCAGATCAGTGTCGACGTGAACCAGCAGATCAGCATCGTCGCGGCGCTGGAGCAAGCGCAGCGGTACGCGCAGACCTTTATAATCGACGAAGCCCAAGACCGCGCCAACGGCCCTGGGCTTCTGACCAATCAACCTGTATCGGAGGCTGATAATGGCTACGCACATTCTGACACAGGAGCGCCTGAAAACGCTTCTTCACTACGATCCTGACACTGGCGTGTTTACGTACGCTTGCGCCCGCCCAAAAGTACGTGTCGGCAATATTGCCGGCCATACGCACGCGCGCCACGGGTACCGGCAAATAAAGATAGATGGGCGCGTGTATTTGGCGCACCGTCTGGCGTGGATGTACATGTATGGCGACTGGCCGTCGAGCATTCTGGACCACGTAAACCGCAACAGAACGGACAACCGTCTAATAAATTTACGACTGTCCAATCTATATCTAAACCGCCAAAACGTCGATTTGCAGCGCAATAACACTTCCGGCGTGCGAGGTGTGACTTGGAACACCGCGCTACAAAAATGGCACGCAAGAATTTCTTCCGGCGGGCGCCGACACCACCTTGGCTGGTTTGATAGTTTTGAGAGCGCCAAACGCGCTCGTGAAAACGCCGAAATAAATCTTCACCCGCATCGGCCTGGGGCCGCGTAATGCAAACGCCTATATACAGCGCTGAGGGCGAACAAACTCTGATGTCGCGACTGTGGTCGCCGACTGTCAGGGACGACCCGCTTACGTTTGTGCTGATGGCGTTTCCTTGGGGTCAGTCCGGCACGCCGCTGGAGCGGTTCAGAGGCCCGCGCAAATGGCAGCGCGAGGTGTTGCGCGATGTTGCGGCGCACATCAAAGCCAACGGCGGGCGCATCGACTTCGACATGCTGCGCATGGCCATCGCGTCGGGTCGCGGCATTGGCAAGTCCGCGCTGGTGAGTTGGCTGACGATCTGGTTTGTGTCGACCCGAATTGGGTCGTCAACGATCATTTCGGCCAACAGCGAATCACAGTTGCGCTCCGTGACTTGGGCTGAGATCGTCAAGTGGTTGGCGATGGCCATCAACAGCCATTGGTTCGAGGTCAGCGCCACGCGAATCACGCCTGCAAAATGGCTGGCCGATCTTGTGGCGCGGGATCTCAAAAAAGGCACGCGCTATTGGGCCGTAGAAGGGCGGTTGTGGAGCGAGGAGAACCCGGACAGTTATGCAGGATTGCACAACCACGACGGCGTAATGCTCATTTTTGACGAGAGTTCGGGTATCCCGGACGCCATTTGGCAAGTTGCGGTCGGTTTTTTCTCCGAAAACACGCCGCACAGGTTCTGGTTTGCTTTCAGTAATCCCCGTCGCAACACGGGGTATTTTTTCGAGTGTTTTCACAACAAACGCGACTTCTGGCTTACCCGGCAGATCGACGCAAGGTCGGTCGAGGACACGGACAAGAAGCTATATGACCAGATCATCGCCGAATACGGGCCCGATTCTGTTGAAGCTCGTGTAGAAATTTTCGGCGAATTTCCGTCGATGGGCGATGACCAGTTCATCTCGCCGCATCTGGTCGACGAGGCTGTCGAGCGCCCGCGCTACAGGGACAATACGGCGCCGATAGTGCTCGGGGTGGACCCGGCGCGCACCGGCAGCGACGCCACGGTGCTCGCGGTGCGGCAGGGGCGCGACCTGATCGCGCTCAAGAGGCTGCGGGGCGCCGACACGATGGAGGTCGTCGGGCACGTGATCGACGCGATCGAGGAGTATCGGCCGAGCCTGACGGTCATCGACGAGGGCGGGCTCGGGTACGGAATCCTGGACCGGCTAAACGAGCAGCGGTACAAGGTGCGGGGGGTCAACTTCGGCTGGCGGGCAAAGAACCCGGTCATGTGGGGCAACAAACGGGCGGAAATGTGGGGTCAGATGCGCGAATGGCTGCGCACGGCGTCGATTCCCGCCGATCGACTGCTGAAAACGGACCTGACTGCGCCTAGAATGAAGCCTGACTCGGCAGGAACGATTTTCCTGGAGTCGAAAAAGGACATGAAAGCGCGCGGGATGGCGTCACCGGACGCCGCCGACGCCATCGCGGTGACTTTCGCGTTCCCGGTGGCCTCCCGAGAGGCCCGCGAGCGCCCCCGCACGTTGGTGCGACAGGCCGGAGCCCATATGACGGGCAGTTGGATGGGAGCGTAATGGCTAAAAAGTCGGTGTCCCTCAGTGTGGGCCGCGCCAAGTACAATCGCGAGACGGGCTCGAGCCTGAAGGCGCCGGCAACCAACCCGAAAACGGACTCGGCGAAGACAGCCAAGAAAGGGAAATGACTATGCCGTTGGTGAAATCGCCGTCGAAACAGGCCTTCCGCAAGAATGTCAAAGCTGAAGTCGCTGCGGGCAAGCCTCAGAAGCAGGCAGTCTCGATTGCGTACTCAGTTCAGCGCAAGGCCGCTGCCACCAGCGGAAAGAAAAAGTGACCAAGGACGAACTGTCGACGATGCGCTCTCGCCTGCAGATGGCGATCAGCGCGTATTCAGACACGCGAGAGGACGAACTGGATGACCTCCGGTTCATGGCGGGTAGCCCCGACAACCAGTGGCAGTGGCCGGCTGACGTGCTGGCGACCCGCGGCGCGGTGCAGGGCCAGACGATCAACGCGCGCCCCTGCCTGACAATCAACAAGCTGCCGCAGCACGTGCGGCAGATCACGAACGATCAACGGCAGAACCGGCCGAGCGGCAAGGTGATCCCGGTCGACGACCAAGCCGACCCGGAAGTTGCGGAGATCTTCGACGGGCTGATCCGGCACATCGAGTACATCTCGGACGCGGACGTGGCGTACGACACGGCCTGCGACAACCAAGTGACGTTCGGAGAGGGTTACGTCCGACTGCTGACCGAGTATTGCGACGACAACTCGTTCGATCAGGACATCAAGATCGGGCGGGTGCGCAACTCGTTCAGCGTGTACATGGACCCGGCGATTCAAGATCCGTGCGGGGCTGACGCTCGGTGGGTGTTCATCACCGAGGACATGCCGCGGGACGAATACGAGCGACAGTTTCCCAACGCGGCGCCCGTGACCTCGATCATGTCGCAGGGTGTCGGCGATGCGACTGTCAACCAGTGGGTCAACGAGAACACGATCCGGATCGCGGAGTATTTCTACTACAAGCACGAACCGGCCACGCTGAACTTGTACCCGGACGGGTCGACCCGCTACCAGGACGGCCCAGACGACAAGATGATGCGGCAGATGGGCGTGCGGCCGATCCGGCAGCGCCGCGTCGATCGCCGCAAGGTAATGTGGGCAAAGACGAACGGCTTCGAGGTACTTGAAGAGCAGGAGTGGGCCGGCAAGTGGATTCCGGTCGTGCGCGTCATCGGCAACGAGTTCGAGGTCGACGGGCAGGTGTACATCTCGGGCCTGGTGCGCAACGCCAAGGACGCCCAACGGATGTACAACTATTGGGTCAGCCAAGAAGCGGAGATGCTGGCGCTGGCGCCTAAGGCGCCGTTCATCGGTTATGGCGGGCAGTTCGAAGGCTACGAGCACCAGTGGAAGACGGCCAACGTCACCAACTGGCCGTACCTGGAGGTCAACCCGGACGCCACCGACGCCCAAGGGGCTGTGCTGCCGCTGCCGCAGCGCGCAATGCCGCCGATGGCCCAGCAGGGGCTGATCGCGGCCAAGATGGGCGCCGCTGACGACATCAAGGCGACCACGGGGCAGTACGACTCCAGCATCGGGGCGACCAGCAACGAGCGTAGCGGCAAAGCAATTCTTGCGCGTGAGCGCCAAGGCGACACCGGCACGTATCACTTCGTCGACAACCTCGCCCGCGCCGTGCGCTACATCACGCGGCAGATCGTCGATCTCGCGCCCAAGATCTACGACACGCAGCGCATCGCGCGGATCATCGGGCTGGACGGCGAGACGAAGATGGTGCGGATCGACCCGACGCAGCCGATGCCCGTGCGGCGCATCGAGGACGAGCAAGGCGTCGTGCTGGAGAAGATCTACAACTTGGGAGTGGGCAAGTACGACGTTCGGGTCACGACCGGGCCGAGCTACATGACCAAGCGGCAGGAGTCGATGGAGGCGATGAGCCAGATCCTGCAAGGCAACCCGGCGCTCTGGCAGGTGGCGGGGGATCTGTTCGTCAAGCACATGGACTGGCCGGGGGCGCAGGAGATGTCGAGCCGGCTCGCGAAAATGATCGATCCAAAGTTGCTGGAGGATCAGGACGAGTCGCCCGCGCTTCAGGCGGCCAACCAGCAGATCGAGCAGATGGGCCAGCAACTGCAGATCCTGCAGCAGATGCTGGAGCGGGTCGGGCAGTCGATGGAGGCGCAGGAGCTTCGGATCAAGGAGTACGATTCGGAGACGAAGCGCATCAGCGCGATCGCCGCGGGCATGCAGCCCGAGCAGGTCCAAGAGGTGGTTATGCAGACGTTGCGTGACGTGCTGGCGGCGGGAGAAATGCAATGAAGTGCGGCGATTTCATCGGGCACCTGTTTCTGGCGCGGGATGTTGCGCATAGCACGCACCTGAACACGCGCAGCTATGCGAAGCACATGGCGCTCGGGTCGTTCTACGACGAGATTGTCGGGCTGACCGACAAGTTGGCCGAGGCGTACCAGGGGCGGCACGGGCTGATCGGCCCGATCACGCTACAGTCTGCCGAAAAAACGGGCGGCATTGTAGAATTCCTGGAGTCGTCGCTCGCCAAGGTCGAGGAATACCGGTACGAGGCGGTCGACAAGTCCGATTCTGCGCTGCAGAACATCATCGACGAGATCGTCAGCCTGTACCTGTCGACCCTGTACAAGTTGCGATTCCTCGCGTAAGGGGCCTCAATGGAACTTCTGCAACCGCTCAACGACCCGTCCTTTGCGGCGCAGTCGGTGAGCTATACGGGCACCGCGGGGTCCGTCACGGGCTGGCCGGTCGGTCCGCAGGGCGTCGTGGTCTGGTCGACGACGGCAGCATACGTGCGTGTCGGCACCGGAGCGACGGCAACGACTGCTGACACGCCGATCCCGGCGAACACGCCGATTCCGTTCGCGGTGCCGACTGAAGCGGCCGGCACCTGGCGCGTCAGCGCGATCCAGATCGCGTCCGGCGGCACCGTCTACGCCAAGCCGATCAACATCCGATGAGCTTCGGCGTACCAGTCCGCAACGGGTTGGCGATCGGTCTCGGGACCGTCGCCCCGCTTGCGACTG